CTGGATCGCCGACCACTCTATTTCCTGCTTTTAAATAGTTAACTAAATTAATACCTAAATTATATTCTTCTTTATTATTTTTATCAAAACCATCTTGATTAAGTATCATTTAATCACCTCTTATAATAACTGTTCCTAATTTTTTTGCTGTTTCTTTAGTAAGAACTAAAGTATCACCTTTTGTCATATCGCTATATGCTCTATATGTAGCAATATCTATATCTCCAATTTCAAATGTGTTATAAAAAATTCTATTACCATTATCTAATACAATATATGTACTATTTGGTTGATTATACATTACAGAAAATTCAGTTAACGTAATTTCAGGTGCGTGTTTAAGATTATGATAAAATACAATACTTGAAATTGTTACAAATAATACTGCGATTGTTACACCTATACCTAAAATATAATAACAAAGTTTTCCACTATAAAATTTAGCGACAATTACTGCTGTAACTAAAGATAATATAAGTAGTCCTGTAAATATATAACAAATCATCATCATAATTAAATACATCCTTTTATAATAATTCTTTTAATCTAGCAACTCTATATTCAATCTCTTTAATATATTTAGCCACTAGAGCATTTCTATAATTTTCATCTGCTTTAGTTCTAGCAACTACAGTTTGTTCTTGTCCATCTAAATCAACTTTTAACTCATAAGATTTAAACTGAGGCTGTAACATATCTCTTATTATAATCTGTTGAGTACCAATATTTAAGATTTTACATAATTTAGATAATGCAGCACTATTCATAGTTCCATTAGCTAAACTAAAACTAATATATGATTGACTCTTACCTATTTTAACAGATAATTCTCGTTCAACTTCAACCATTGTTCTAAATCCATGTTCATTTTTATACGCAATAATTGCAGATTTTAATAATTCACTATTAATTGCAACCTTTGTAACATCAGTTGAACCAGAATGTTTAACAACTCTATTTTGTTCAGCCTTATTAGTCAATTCATCTTCAGAAAGATTAAAATATTTACATAATTTATAAAAATCAGTTTTATTAATCTTACCTAGATGACTTATATTCTGAATTGTATACAAACTAATACCAGTTTCATTAGCAATATCCTTATAACGTTTATGTAGTTTTTCTTTATTCTTAATAAAAACTTCCATATTAAGAAATACCATATCTTTTGCTAATGTTTTTTTACTCATATAATTAGTTTCCTTTCTGGTTTAAAAATTGATTTCTAAGATAAATAATATCTTTAGGAATTAGTTCTCTTTGTTCAGGTGCTGTTTCATTATATAATTTCTGGCAGAATCCATAGAAATTATTTGCTTCTGCAGTTGTTAAAGAACCAGTTTTATTAAAATATCCACATCTTAAAGTAGTATGTGCAACTGATCTCATAAACTTCCAGAAGTTATAATAATAAAGTTTAACCTTTACCATATAACCATTTGCATCTTCAATAACAAAACCTTCAATATTGTTTCCATCATATTCATAATCTTCAGCTGTAATTTCAGTATACCAATCATAAAATTCTTGCCAGTCAGAAATTTCAAATGCTCTAGTTTTAACTTTAATATTTAATTGACAAGCAATATTTACTACATTATTATATTCATACTGCTGAAATTTTAAATCATTTTTGATAGCTGATAATAAGAATAATTCACTTTCAGGATATTCAATAATATGTGGATCATTTTTCATATCTACACATTCAAATACTAAAGTAATATTCTCATTTTTACAAATAGTCTTCATTCTATCAATTGATTCAGGTTTCATCTTATTATAAATCATTTCTTTTAACCATAAAGCATAATCACCATCAGGATTGGATTTTGTAGTAATAAATAAATCATCAGTTTCTTCATTATAAGATACTAATCCAAGAAAACCATTTTCTTTAACATAACAAGTTACTGGAAATTGTAATGTATATTGCAACATTTCTAATTTTGTTTCAGGTCTTTCATTAATATTAAAAAATTTATTAAAACCTCTAGCAACAATCTTCATATTGTTAGTATTAATATAAAGACCTCTAGCAGTCATTGTTTGTTCATTCCATACTTTATCATAGAAAGCGTCTTTAGTAAAATTAAATGAAGAAATATTACCAAATTTCTTTTCTTGAATAAACTTATTATTTCTCATACTAATAACAGTTTCTGCTACAGTTGATTCAATAACTTGTTTAGTGACTTCAATCTCTTCAGGTGCTTTAAATACAGTATTTTTAATAGATATTTCATGAAAACCAGAATGATCTAATTCTACAATTCTAAGATCTCCACCAAATTCTACTTTACCTTCAAGATTAAAACATTTATCAGAAATTTTAGTAGGTAAGTTCTTAGTATTTCTATGACCAAAAATCTGATATTGATTTGCATTAGTATTAATATCCCAAGTTTCTGAAATAGTTTCAAAATCATCATATTTACCAACACCTTTAATCATTTGTTCAGTTGACATAAAAGTGAAATTTTTAGGAATATTAGCAATACCACCATGAGTAACTAATACTTCTTTATCATCAAATTTATACCAAGCAAACTGACCTAATTTTCTATATAATTGTCTAATTTCTTTAGTATCAATACCAGTTAATTGATCTTTTGTTACAAGTTCAAATTCTTTTGATCTACCAATACCACCATTTGCATAAATCCAAAGCCATCTTTCATGATTACCTTCAAGAAGTAATACATTTTTTCTTTTAGATGCTTCAATAAAGAATTTAACAGTTTCAGCATTTTCAATACCTCTATCAATATAATCTCCTAAGAAAATATATAAAGTATCATCTTTAAAACCATCTTTAAAATATTCCATTAAAGCTGTATAACAACCATGTATATCACCAATATGTACAATTTTATTAAATTTATTAGTTAAATCAAATTGTTTAACATATACTTCTTCCCATTCAGAAGGTTTAAGCACTTTAATACCTGAAGGAATTCGCTGATTTTTAAATCTTGCATACATTTTATCAATAGCGTCTTCAGGTACTCTTTTTAACGGAATTCTTTCTGAATTTCTCTTTTTACATTCTTCAATAGGAAGATCAGTCATATCAATACAAAAAATTCTATATCTATAATGATCCGCCATTTCTTTATATCGATTCATTTCAGTAGATTTAGAATTAGTGGCATCAATTACAGTAAATTCACCTCTTGACATACGAATATCAAGCAATTTAAATAACATTGCCCAAACATCTTTTTCATTATTACAAGAGATTTCTTCTTCACCATAAATATTTTGCTGAGAGGACTGACATAAAAGTCTTAACTCATCTGCAGATAATGCATAAGGTCTCCAACCATGATTATCAATAAAAGTACTTTTACCACAACCAGGTGCACCTCTAAATAAAACTAAAGTTCTCATATTTGATCTCCTTATCGATTAATATAATTATATTATAATTTGTTTGCTTAATTATGTAAATAAGTTTTTAAGTATAAATGAGGCTAGTTATAATAAACTAACCTCATTATTTGTAATTTAATATTCAATTTTTACCAAGTAACTGCAATATCTAATTGTTCATGATTTGTTTCTGCAAAACCACCTGTATCACATACAATTGCTTGACCTAATGAACAATCAAGAATAGTTCCTTTTGGTCTGATACTTAAATCAGCTGCTACCATGATGTAATCACCAAACATTTTACATCCATCTTCTCTTTCCCAATAAGGATATTCTTCTTCTGAATAACCAAGGTCTCTCATATACTGTACAACTAATCCCATAGGTAAATTATAATATGTTTCTTTACCAGATGGTCCATTAAATACACCACCTGTTTTTGTTAAACATCCATTAGGATTAGGTACATATTCTTCAGGTGAATTAGTAGTTGAATGGTTAGAAGTAGTATTCATTTCAATTTCTTCTGCTTCCTGTAAAGCAATAAGTTCTTCTTCTAATGTCGCTTCTTTTTCAGCTTGCATTTCAGTCATTGATTTTTGAATTTCTACGTATGTAACTGTGGTTGTATTAAGTGCTGCCATAGCGGATTCAGTATAAAAAATTTGAATCCTTTCTTCATTTTGTTGGTTTTTAGTAGTAGTTTCAACTTTTAATGCATATCCAGTAAATAATACCAATAACATTAATACCGACGCTGCACTTATTATGTTTTTCTTGCTCATAAAATACCTTTTTTAAATTCCTTTCTGTGGATATGAACCTAAGTTCATATAGTTTAGGGAAAACAATTTATTATGCAAATAATACCATATCATAGGCTTTATCAACTAAAGGATTACCATGAACTACACCCATATATCTGTTAATGGCTGCGTTTTTAGTATTTTTTCCTTTAGCATGATCTACATAATCAGCAACTGCAGAAATAAATCTATATCCTGTGTTATCAAAATCTAATAGATCATCTTTTCCATAATAAACTTCTAATAACTGATTTCTTCTAATCATCTGATTATCTTTACATTTATCAGTCATATCAGGTTTAAGAGGAAAAATTCGATCAACAAATTGTTTAACCTGAGCGTCTGTAAGCTTAATGCTATAAAGCATTTCAGCTTCTTTCTGAAGAGCATTCATGTAAGATGAACCTGCAAGTAAGATCTGTCTTGCTTCGTCGATCTTTCTCATTGGATCTCCAGAGTGAACACATCTCCAAGATCTTGCCTGATTTCTTAATGGAAGATTTAATGCGTTCGAACAAGCAATTCTATTAGGAACGATCATACATCTTACTGATCCTGTACCATCATGTGTGTTCATAAAGATTAAATAACATTCAACATCATCACCAAGAATTGAATACTTTCCTACAACTCTTGCTTCTAACCATGTAGCAGATCCACCACGATAAGATCCACCTCTTATAAACTCAATTTCTTTTGAGTTAAATAAGGATTCAGTAAAAGCAAAAGCATCTGCATTATTTACTAATTTGTATTTTTCTGAGACAATGCCAAGAGCTTTCTGATCTTCATTTCTTACAACTGTATTGGTTCCAGGAATCTGAATAAGTTTTTCATCTACCATTGTATAAGTAGGATGTACATCAACTTTCCAGTTAAGTCCTGCTTGTTTTAATACTTCGTCATAGGTTTTTGCAGTAATCTCATTACCAAAACCTGTATGTAACTTTTCCTTCTCTAAAAAACTAAGATCTGCCATGTTATTTACCTCCATAATTTTTTGTTGATTGATTATGAATTAATTATAACACGATAAATCTTAAAAGTAAACAAGTTTTTTATTAAATATTACAGAAATGTTACATAAATTTTATTTTAGCATTTAGAAATTGTTCTTTAGACATATCATTAATATCTTTACAATCTCCATAACTAGAATAATCTATTTCTCTTATAAGTTTCCCTTTTACATTTTTTCTTATTTTTTCTCGACTTTTTATACCAGCTTCATCATTATCTGTAGCCAAAATAAGACTTCTATAATTACATTTGGATAACTGTTCAAATTGTTTAGATGATCCTGTACCATTCATAGCTACTGCATATTTACCCCATGACCATATTGCGAGTGCATCGAACATTGATTCACAAACATAAATTTCATTAATCTCAACTCCATTTTTAACTTCTCTTTGAAGTTCATATAAACCATATAAAGGTTTATCTACATCTTTTGGATAATGAAAGAATTTGTTTTTAATATTTCTTGTAGCTATAAATAAAATATTTCCATTTTCATCTTTATTAGGAAATGTAATACGATCATTTTCTTTATCATAACCTACATCAAATTTTCTAATAACTTCTTCTGTAAGTTTTCTTTCAAACATATAAGGATGAAAATATCTATATTTTTTAAGAATTTCTTTATCAACATATTCTATTTTTGGTTTTTCAGGTTTTTTAATACCTAAATTGATTTTTCTTCTATCAATATCAGAACCATCAAAATTTTCTAAAAGCCAAGATCTGCCATTAACACCTAAACATTTATAGATTACATCAGGTAATGAATGAGGTTCTTTACAATTAAAGCAGTAAAATAATCCATCTGATTTTCTGAACTGTGCAGATGGATTATGTTCTAAACCAAATTTATGATATGGACATTGAACCATTAAATAATCTCCAGATTCTTTATAACCTTTGCTAAATAAAGGAGAACCCTTTGATTTTAGTTCAAGAAATAATTTATCTAAAATTTGATATATATCAGTATTTAATTCTAAGTTATTAATTCTCATATATTAATCCTTAAAATGCATCTGCACTATCATTAAATGTTTCATCTGTTGTAGTGTCAGGTTCAATATCAATACCAGATTTAGGATTATTTACATATGTAAATGTACCAGTATTAATATCATATGTATAGATTAACTTATTTCCATCTTGTCCATATCTATTCTTATTTAAATACATTGTTAAACTTCCAGCAGATCCTTTAGTAGTTCTATTATGTACAACTGATAAAATTCTAGATGCATTATGTGAAATACCATCAGAACCACGAATTGTATCAATTTCAGGTGCATCTGTATTTACATCACCGTCTTTATCTCTAGCACCAACTCTATTTGCTTGAACTACTTCAATAATAGGAATACCCATTTCAATACTTAAAGACATTAAATCTTCTGACAAATCTGTTAATCTATCATGTTCAGCTTGTTTATAACCACGCTCATTTTCAAGATATTTAACACCATCAATTACAATCATTTTAAGATCTAATGCTTCAACCCACTTTTTAAGTTTACTTACTGTAACTTTTTTATCAAAATCAAATGGTGTTGTTACACTAAATGTTGGTAATTTTTTACTTTGTAATTCTTTAATATATTTCTTATAAGCTTCACCATCAAAATCGGCAATATTTCCTTGAATACCATTATTATTAAAATGCTTATATAATGTATCAAATCTATAACCAACTGCTTTTGATGTCATTTCAGGTGAAAAGAATCCAACATTTAAACCTTGTTCCCAAGCAGATGTTAAAATCTTTTCTGAAATCCAAGATTTACAGTTACCAGTTCTAGCAAATACAACTACTAATTCTTCACCTCTTCTTAAACCACCACCAAGAATAAAATCTAATTCAGTTAATCCAGTAGAAATATAATATTCATCTGGATGTGCTATATGATCTAAGAAAGCATCATATCTAGACTGAGCAGTTTTAATAATATCTTCACCATAAGATTTTTTAGGTTGTTGAAGTGACTGCAATTTATTTAGCAATTCTGTTTTTGCTTGAATTGCATTTTTACTAAATTTATCGGCTGTCTTTTCATCATTCATATAATCAGAAATTGTTTCAAAGACATATTCTTCAAATAATCTATTTTCAAGATATTCTCTAGATTCTGATACAGATATAACACTAAATTCAGGAAAACCATCTAGCATTGTTGCCATATCAGGAATATTTTTATACTTATGATAATGATCTAAAATAAAGTTATATTCATTCTCATAATTAAAATAATACTCTTTACCATAAGTCGTTAAAAAATCAATATCTTTACTATTGATTAAGTAATTTAAAGCTTGTACCTGTATCATAATTTCCCTCCAACTCTGAAATCTTTACCATTAAATTGTATAATTTCAGAACCATTATATATTCTACTAGCCAATCTATTTCCAATTGCTTTAATTAAAGTATCATAATTAGTTATATTGCTAGTGAATATATTACTCTTACAATCATTTATTCTATAATCAATAAACTGTAAAAGTTGTTCATGCTCATATTCAGTCATATTACCAAATGCTAAATCATCCCATATAACTAAATCTGCATCTTTAATTCTATTTACATATTCTGGAATATTTCCAAATTTCTTTAAGTCAATAAATAAAGTAGGTACATGTACAAATAAACCTCTTGTTACATCATAACTATTAGGCCAAGTTATATCAAAATACTTTAACATTAATTTAACTGCCCAAGAAGTTTTACCATTACCACAAGTATTAGAACAAATATATAAGTTTTTACCGTCTTTTACAAAGTCATTAATATTAAGTTTTATATTATGAAGTTTATCATATGCAACTACATCTTCTTCAATTCTGCATAACTTAATAGGCTCTTGAAAGTTTTTAGGTAAATTACTAAGTTCTAATAATCGATTAAATTGAATGTATCTAATACAGTTTGGAGAACACTCATTAGTACAAACATTCTTATATAAACAATCTTGAATTTTCATTTTTAATAAGTTCCTTTCTGACCGTTTTCATTAAGTTTTGCAGCTTGTTCTTTAATCTTAGCAATATCTTCAGCTGTATAAGAACCACTAACTAAAGTTGTTTTATCAAACTGACCTGAAGAAGATCTACCTGTATTAGGTTTAGAATTATTATTTCCATCATTAGGATTAACAAATTTAAACCATTCTTTATCAATAGAATTTTGAATACAAGTAATCATATCTTCATCACTTAAATGAAAACTAACTAAGTCTCCAATTCTTGCTCTTACTACATATCCATGAAGAGGATCAGCTTCAGCAAATCTTCCACGTTTATTTAACCACTTTTCAAAATATGTAATAAGCATATTTTCAACTTTAGGATCAAAACCATAACTATTAACTAAACCAACCATTTTATCATATGCACTTAAAGGTTTAGGTTCTTCTTTAACTGCATCTTTAAAATTATCTACAGCGTCTTGGTCTAATTTCTTAGCAACAGTTTTAGCTCCTTGAGGTTTAATAACAAATTCTGCTTGTTTATCTTTAATTAAGATATAACCTACAGAAGTTAATTCATCAAACCAAGCGTCTAATTCTTCCTTTGAAGAAGTAGTATAATCTGTAATTTCTTCTAATGAAGAAATATTAGTAGAATAATACAATTGAGCATATAAACCTTTTGCTCCAATTGATAAACGAGCATCTTCAAAAATAATTGAAGGTACTAC